GCATTAATCACTGTAGCAGATGAAGAAGGCTTAGAAGAGATTAGTAACTACGCACAAGACCAAGCATTGGATTTAGAAAAAAGTATTTGGATGTTGCGTAGCACATTAGAATAAGTTAAGACGCCACAAGCACTATCAAGAATCCAGGGATTTTGCGTCTTTCTAACTGGGGCATCAAGGAATTGGCAGGCCGGTTTGTTCAGTGCTTAACTTTTTATAAGCATAACTACCTTTAATAATATAACCAGCACGACGATGTAGTTCTAAAAAGGCTGTTTGATTTTCCAATATTGAATTACTGCAAATAAGTTTAACATTTACAATGGTAGCGTATTCTTCCCATAATTCAAATATGTCTTTGATTAGTTTAATGCGTAGTCTAATTGGTAAAGTTAAATCCACTTGTGCCATATCACAGATTAACAAAGGATCACTGCTCCAATAGTTTTTATTCCCAACATGCGCCCAAGTATAACCAAGAATATAACCGCTGTTATCAACAGCAACACTGATTAAAGTAGTTCTTGGTTCATACATTTGATCTATAACAGCATGTGTTATGTATTTTGCATAAAGAACTGGATCAACTATGAATAGTTCATTAAGTTCATCTCGGTGATTGTTATAAGATATATCAACTATGCGATTAATATCATCTATATGGGCAGGTTTCCATGTATAACTCATTGCTATTCCTTGCGTAAATCTATATTTAACAAGCATAAATAATATTATGGAACAGAACAACATAGAACAGAAACCCGAAGAACCGATTTCTTATAAAGGCCAACGCGGCGGATATAGACATAATGCCGGTAGACCCAAAGGTAGAAAAGACTCAGTAACCGTTCATGGTTTGTTAAATGCTTTGGGCAAACAAACTGGCGGCCGAGAATACGAAGAATTATTAGTTGAAGACTTTTTAGCGGCCCGCAATGAAGGTGATAAGCAAACAACATTAAAGTATCACAATTTAATCTTGAATAAGGTTATGAATACTTTGGCTAAGATTGAAGTCACAGACAGCGCAGATGCTATACATACCAAACAACTAGCCTTTGCTGAAGCACTAAGCAAATTAACTGGTATTAATCAAGAAATTAATCTAGATGATCTTCAAGAAGAAGATGCTGAATAAAAAAGTATAAATAACACTATGCCGTTAATTAAATCAACAAGCAAACCAGCATTCACTAAGAATGTTAAAAAAGAAATCGCCGCAGGAAAGCCTCCAAAGCAAGCCGTGGCAATCGCATACGCTACTAAGCGAGCGGCAGCAATGAAAACAAAAGGAAAATCAAAATGAAACATAATAGCATTACACAAAGCGATATGAACTTAGATTTTGACGGCATGGCAGGTAATGGCGTTAATCGTGGTGCAAACAAATTCGCAGGTAATCAACACGCAGGTGTTCAAAACCCAAACAAAATGTTTAACAACAAACGTGGTCCAACAGTTGGTAACAAAAGTGACGATGACAGCACATATCCAGATGCTGCCGTAGTTCCAAAGTTTACACCCGGTAAGGACATGTTCCCAGGTAGTGCAAATCCACAAGTTCGTGAAAGCGGTGGTGGACGTTTTAAAGGCACTAGAGCATTTGAACCAGCAATGGGCCAAAACTACAAAGGCAACGCTGACAAAATTAACATGGGTCGTGGTCCAACGAAAGGAAATCAAGTATGATAGTTCCAACATATCAAGTAACAGGACTAACACATTTAGTTACTGCTACAAGTTCCAGCAGTGAAATCAATATTACTACTGGTGAAGCCAGTGTCGGCTTTAATGGACAACCTGGACCATACTATTTAAAAATAACCAATGGTAGTGCCAGTGAAAATGTTTATTTTGTCACAGGTACAACAAGCCAAACAGCAGTTATCCCTACAGGTGATGGTGAAGATGCTGGTAGCACTCCTATTCCTGCATATGGTGAAGTTATTGTTCAAGTAGCAGAGCCAAGTTTACCAGCAGTAACAATCTATGTTGCTTGCATAGCAGCCAATTCAAGCCCAGTGTTTATCACTCCGGTATTATTAGTATAAGGAAAACAAAATGAGAATATCTACATCTAATCCACAAACAAAGGCCATCAACCAAAAGCGTGGTCCTACAATGGGCAATCAAGACATGGGTGACAAGCGCACAACATTCATGAAAGAAAAAGCCACAAGCGGTAATGAGAAATCAGCACTGGCAGATATGGTAACAGATGCTGTGGCTGCTCGCGGTCGTGGCATGCAAGGCTTTCGTGATCCCACAGTTGAAGGCTTACACGCTGACACCAATGTTGGACCAAAGAAGAACTTTACTGCTGATAGTAGCAAGTTGCCAGCAAAATATAAAAAGCCTATATCTAAAGGCTAATTGTAGTAAATACAAGAGAGGCATTAGCCTCTCTTTAGCATAGAAAATTAAGGAATAGAAATGACTAAAAAAATACAATCACCTACACCCACAGATGTAGAAAGCCCATGGGGCGATGATCCCACAACAGAAGAAATACTAGAAGTAGCAAATACTATTGCTGGTGTTGAATCTAAAACACCTAAAACTCCCAAATCAACCAGTAACGCAGAATATGACTTAGAAGGTCTAATGACAGACTTTCCCACAGCCAAAGAACTAGAGCGTTTTGTCTTTGATGAAACAGGCGTAGTCTTAAACTTAAAAGGTCGTGCCAACAAACTAAAATATCAAACTGCCATGGATGTATTAAATGGTGAAGACATTGATCCAAAGTTAATTGGCAGTGACAATCCATACATTGACAGAGCAGACATGGTTCCAGTTGAACCATTCCCAGAAATCCCCCCACGTGATCCTACATTGCCACCTGAAAGCGAATTACAGAATTACTTCTTTAGTCCTTTTGTTCCGCATCCAGATCCAGACTTTAGAGCAGTTGGTAAGAAATGTCATTGCACATTCCGCAAATACAATGACGGCACAATCAGTTATGAAATTAACGGACCATGGGAGAAAAAAGAACATGGCACAAAGATTGACAAGTATGGTCGTGAGCGTCCAGAGATCATTAAATGGATTGGTGCTTGCACAGGCGAACAAACAGTTCAGCGTGAAGATGGCACATTAACTCCAGTTGGTCGTAGACTACGCACTATGATGCAGAGTATGCGTATCAATGCTGGCAACATTTGGGATACATTTGTTGACAGAGACTTTGGACAATTTAACAGCGAAGCCATTGTTGATCCATGGGGCACGGACACAAGAGTATGAGCACAGATCCAACAATGAGAGATGGACACATCTTCCAAGCACAGCAAGAGCGTATTGTTAGAGATACATTAATCATGCAAAAGGTTAATAAAGCACACAGAGAAGCATTTAAAACACGCTTTCCAGGACAGGTAGAACACATACTACGTTTAACTGCTGAACGCTTACAAGCAATGCTAACAGCCAAGCCCACTGATCTTGCTAATCCTGAAACATGGGTCAGCACAGCAGCGGAGATTCGTGATTTAAGTGAAGCACTTTATTATCTAGCATATATTAATAAAGAACATCCTGTTCTTGGAGAAGACGGTGTTCAATCTAACGCATGATGAATCAAGTGCTGTAGACATAGGTGGAGTTTGGACTGGTCCTGATGAGTTTGAACTTCACTTTAGATTGAATTCTGATTCTCAAGAAGATATAGAAATACATTTAGTATTATCCCGAGATGAACTGCGATCATTGATCAAATATCTAGACAACAAACTTGCTTTAAACTTTATGAGAACTATGTAATGCTGGGCAATGAAATATTAATGTCAAGAGCATTAAACTGGGTTGTGGACAAACATGACTTAACTTTAGATGCATTAACCAATCTAAATGGCGATTTAAAAACTAAACTCATGGACCTTAGCATTGAAGTTGCTGAAGATATGAAGTACAATAGTCTTAAATACTTTAGACCATTTGAACATCAAAAGAAGTTCTTCTTAACTGGTTCTGCGGATCGTAGAGGAATACTTGCGGCAAACAGGGTTGGTAAAACAGTAAGTACCTGTTATGAAACTGCCATGCACTTAACTGGCATATATCCAGATTGGTGGGAAGGGTATAGATTCAAACAGCCTATTACCTGTATGGTAGCCGGAGAAGGTTGGAGTCAGGTAGCCTTAGTGCTACAAAATGAATTGTTAGGAACACAGGATGTTAAAATTACTGAAAACTTGGGAACTGGTGCTATACCGCGTGATTGCATTATCAGTGACACTATGCGTAATGATGGAGCCAACAATATCGGTTGTGAAATTCGTCATGTATCTGGAAGTAATAGTTATCTGCTATTTGCTAACTACACTCAGGAGGTTAGACAACTCCAAGGATTTAAATTAAACTTAGCAGTATTTGATGAACAACCGCCCGACGACTTTTTCAGTGAGATTGTTACGCGAACTGCTACCACGCAGGGTAAAGTTCTATGTTCGTTTACACCGCTTAAAGGACTTAACGGTCTTGTAAGTAAGTTTTGGAACAACGAAGAAGGCTATGAATATATTCGTGTGTCATGGGATGATGTACCAGAGTATAGTCCTTGGAACGAACCATTCTTATTAAAAGAAACAAGACGACAATTAGAACGAGACTACTTACCACACGAGCGTGAAGCCCGTATTGCTGGCAAACCAGTAATGGGTAAAGGTGCTGTATTCCAAATCGGCAACTGGCCCACATACAAAACAGGAGAGATTGATTTCCTACGTATGCCCAGAATACAACGAGTCATTGCACTTGACTTGGGCTTGGTCAACGACAAAACAGTTATTAGTTTAGTATATTGGGAACCACATGAAAAAACTGCTTACTTACATAGACAAATTGTTGTGCAGGGTATTGAAGAAGCAGTCCCAACTCAGTATATCAATCATTTACTTCGTCCTGAAGTATTCGGTTGTCCTATTGTGTTGCCTGCTGATGCTAGTACTCCAGGTCGTTATACAATGAGTGCTAACAGCATCCGTGAACTATTTGAACAATACGAACTTAATGTCTATGACAAAGCAATTATGAATCCTCCTGACAGTCAAGGGCGTGTAACCAATCACAAAAGTTATGGTATAAATCAAATGCGTCAAATGCTTGAGGTTGGTAGTTTGATGGTCAATGAAAATTGCACAAACTTCCTGAGTGAAGCACATAACTATTATGTAGATGAAAAAGGAAGATTCAGTGACCCAGACGATTGTATTGATAGTTGTCGTTATGCTTTATTGGCATGTCTGCAAGGAATCGCTGAGCCTTGGGATAACAAAACTCCTCAACAACGTATGATAGCACAACGTGATAGATATATCACTAAAGATAATAATAATAGACCTGCGTGGAAAAAGACTTTCTCACCAGAATAAGGAATAGCAATGGAACAGAATGTAATAAACGAAGAACACTACAAACTTAAAGTTCGTAAAAATTGGGTGCCTGCCACTGATGTATGGCATATACAATTTGTCAGTGACAATATAAATGAGCATACATTTGAATGTTTTTTAACGGACTTTGAACTACAAAAGTTTAAGGACGCACTATAATGTTCATCTGTGCAATAGAACAAAACACAATGATACTGTGTGAGAAACATGCTAAAGCATTTGAAGCAGCCGCAATGGTAGCCAATACTCCACATACAATATATGAGTTAGAAGATGAGGATGCAGTAGATGCAGTATGTCACGCCTGTGATCTTCATGCTGAATTAACTCGTCCTAAAATTATGATGCCGGGAGATTTTTAATGAGCAAAGGCAGTAATCGTAGACGAGAAGATGTCAAAAAGATCCGGGATAACTGGGATAAGATATTTGGCCCAAAGGATCCTAAAGAAGAAAAGCCCAAGGAACCTTGTAAAGAAAACGCTAAATAATAGATATACTAAAGGTAATTCGCCCATATGTTAGATTTAAAAAATATCATTCTACAAGACATCAACCAGAATAAGAAACTCAACGCCAATTTTGTGCGTATGAAAAATATGATGGACACAAAGATGGCCAGTTATCTGCGCTATCTAGGCACTAAAAACGCTGTAAACAGAGCCAGTGATTATCACTACCTGTGTTTAGCAGTCACAGAAAGTACAGCACCTGTAAATGGTATTGACTATATTCACCCCAGCGTAAAGCCTGTTGTTGATTATGCCACAGCAGTTATTGCCAAAGGACTTATGCCCAATGGCGAGATTAACTTTGACTTTGTAGCAGACAATGAAGATGACGAAGCAGCCGCACGCCAAGCATCAAATATTGTTAATAAAGTAGTTAATCAAATGAATGATCCGCACTTTATTCTAGAGCGTTGGGTCATGGATTCAAACATGCACAAAAATGGTATGATGATGATCAAACCTGTGCGCGAACAAATTACTCGTTATATAGAAATTGAAGGCACTGAAGATCAATTAAAAGCCTATGAATTACAAGCAGCCGAACAAGGACTAACTACACTACGTCAAAGCAAACGTCAATCAACTGTTATGATGGATAAAGTCATGGCAGAAGTTCAACAATTGATGGGTCAACAAGAACAACAATTTACTCAAGATTTAATTAATAGTAGCATTGATAGACTGCGTGTTGCTCCAGAAGAAAGCGACATGGAATCCTTTCAAAAGGAACAAGAAGAATTATTAATGGGCAATGATGAAACCCAACAAGAAATTCTTAATTCAGCAATCAAACGCAATACAATTTACAAAGCCAAATATAAACTAACTGGTTATAATTTAAATGTTAAGTTTCATCCTATAGCACAACACTATTGGGTCTGTGATCCAACAGTACCTGAAATGAAAGATCAACCATTCTGCGGATTCTATGATCCAATGACTATTCAAGAAGCCACAGAACTATATCCAGAAATTGACCTAGAAGCATTTCGCTCACACGCTGAATACAATCAAAGCGGTGCTTATCAAGCAGGCTCAGTGTTAAACAACTTGGCTATTCACGCCAGAGACTCTGTGCCTATCATGGGTATTCCAGTTAGTAGTGCTGCCAGTGCAGATCCGGATAGTCGTCAAGTAAGTATTGTCACTGTATGGAATAGATTTGACATTGATGGTGATGGTGAATTAGAACTTGTTGAAGTTATCTATTCAGGTAGTTATATTATTTCAGCCAGAGAAGTAGAATTTATTCCTGTGGCTAATATGTGTCCAAAACCACTACCTGGCAACTTCTATGGTATGAGTATTGCTGAATCAGTTATCCCTATGCAGGAATACAATACATCAGCGGCTCGTGCAGAAATCCAATTAGGCCTGCTAACAGCAACTCCACGTATTGGTGTTAAACCAGACCGTGTTGACTTTGAAATGATGCAGGATGGCGAAAGTGCTATCTTTATATTGGATAGTAAATTTGATCCTGCCAAAGACATATATCAAATCCCTCCTCCAAGTGGCAACTTACAATTCTTAGAAGTTGCTATGAATCGCATACAACAAGACACCATGGCCATGGTTGGTATGACTACTCCCAGTGATGTATTCAATCCAGAAGTTATGGCTGCTGGTAACAGCGGAGTTAAACTACAATTAGCATTAACTCCAAATCAAATCATACAAGACAACACAGTTCGCAATGCCGCAGAAGGCTTAAAAGAAGCACTATATTTGGTATGGCGTACATTGATACAATATGGTGATGATTATGGTGTGCGTAAATTGGCTGCTGAAAGTCATCCAGATAAGAAGCCAGAGTTCTTAGATTATACCGAATGGGATAAAATGAACTTCTGTGACCGTAAACAGATTCACTTAGAACTTGCTTTAGGTATGATGAGTGAAGAAAATTCACTGAACAGATTACAGATTATTCGCAAGTGTCAAACTGATTTAATGCAAACAGTTCAAGGCATGGTTCAACAAAGTATTATGACACCTGAAATGTATAAGAAAGTTAAAAAGCCTTTTGCCGATACATTATATGTTCTTGGTGTAAAAAGTTGTGATACTTATTTGCCCAGTGATGATGAAGTTGCACAAATGATTAAACAAGCACAAGAAGCAGCCAAATCTAGAGAACCAAGTGCAGATGACAAACAGAAATTGTCAATGGCTAATTTGAATGATGTCAAAGCCAAACAAATAGAAATGGAAGCGGCTGGCACTGATGCTGAAAGTCAATTAGACTTTATGGCCATGGCTGCCGGCGACCCCAAAGTATATTCATAAATACTAAATAATAGAATAGCATATGATAAACGAAGATACAATTGAATTTTACAATAACAGACTAACAGTTGATATAAGTCAACCCAGTAAACTAACAACAAGTCAAAAGGACCAAGTTAGACATTATGGTAGTCAAGCAGAAACATTATTGAAGAATAAAGAGTTAGCACTTTTTATTCATCATTTTAAATTTAGTCTAGCAGATGAATTAGCGTCTATTCGCAGTCATACACTAGACGACAACACTCGCAGAATTGCCATAAGCAATGAACTAGCGGGTATTGATAATTTTGTGAATAGCCTAAAGAGGGCTGTTTACTTAAAAAACCGTATTGGTAACACTGAACAAGTGCCCAATATTTAATAAGGAAAATAAATGGAAACAACGATCAGCCCTAATGCTCCAACAAGCACGGCCACTGAACAAAGTGCAGTCCCTAGTTTAGATTCTATAGCACAGAAAATGACCGCAATGCGTAATCAAATTCGTCCTACTGAACAAACTGCAACAGGAGAAGACTCATCGGCAGATGAATCAACCTCTGTGGCCGCCAGTATTACTGGTGCCGAAGTTGGTGATACCGACAACACAGAATATGACAGCGACGATCAAGAAGCGGATGCCCAGGAAACTGTAAGCGACGATAGTAATGATTCTACAGCAGACGAACTAATTGACTTCGTTGAATTTGCAGAGACTAATCCCAATGCTAAATTCAAGTTCATGAAAAATGGAAAAGAAGTTGTAGTAGATGCTAAGAAAGCCGCAGCAATTCTAGGTCAAGGATCAGCAATACACGAAGACGCAAGACAATTGAAAGTGGAACGAGCCGAGTTTGATGAATACAAAAACGAAGCCAAAACCAAACAAGATAGTCTGCTTTTAGCAATGGAATTTACCGTACAGCCAAAGTTGAAAAAAGCATATGATGAGATTTTGAAAACTCAAAATTATCAAAGTACCTTTCAACAACAATTGGCAAGGACCCAGGATCCTGCTAGTGTAGCAAGAATCCAGGCTAGTATGCAACAGAATGAACAATACATTCGTCAGCAACAAAAGCAAATTAATCGTTTGCAACCTGCTGTAGAACAGTTCAGACAAATACGTAGCCAACAAGTTAATGAGCAATTACAGATAGCACGAAAAGCATTTACAGACAAAGAGTTGAAAAACGAATATGTGTATAATGAAGTCCGTGATAAAGTTAGTAAGATTTGGCCCAGTGCTAAAAATGAAATCGTCCCTGGAATTCCTAACATTGATTTGATATCCAGTGATGAGGCTTTATTAAGCCTAGTCCGTGATGGTCTTAGATACAGAGATAAACCAACTGCTAAAAATGCAGGATCTAGTTTTGCTACGTTGACTCAACGTAAAGGTAGTTCTACCCAAAAAGGTCCCAGCGATAACATTGAGAAACTTCGTGAACAAGCCAATCGCGGCGATAAAAAAGCCGCAGACAACCTCTTAGTAGCACAACTCAGTAGACTTCGTGCAAACAGAGGTGGTAGATAATCATTTTTTAAAGGAATATTAAAATGGCAGGATTTATTTCCACTACAAACATTGGCAATGGTACCGGTGCATTCGCTACTGACATCGTTGTCAAAGATTTGGACCTAGATGTGTCCAACCGCGTTAAGGACGACACACCTGTTTTGAACATGTGTATGTCCAAGAAGCGCAAAGTTAACAGCACACAACCTTTGTGGACTGATGACATTTATCGCTTGCCAGCAGTTAATGCTGTTCAAGAGGGTGCAAGTGTTAGTTCTACATACGCAGAAGCAAATCAGCGTTACAACTTAAACAACTTCACACAGATCTTCCAAACTACAATCGGCGCAACGGGTACTGCTCGTGCTGTTATGCAGTCTGGTGGTGACCCACAAGCATATCAAGAAGTCAAGCAATTGATTGAATTGATGTTTGACGTAGAACAACAATTAGTTCGTAATGACCAAATTGGTACACAATACTCTGGTCAAAGCGGTAGTGCAACTGGTAACAGCCAAACTACAGCAGGTAGCCAGAACACATCTGGTCGTCGTATGGGTTCACTAGCATCATATGCTGGTACTTTGTCTTTCAACACAGTATCTGGCACTGAGGCAGGTTTAACAACTAACTACAACGCACCAAGCAGTGACTCTAGTTCTACAACATTGAGCCAATTGAGTGGTAGCCCAAGTGGTGTTAACGCACTATACGTTGTTGCTAATGGTAATTACTATTACACAGCAAATGGTTCAGGTTTTGCTAACCAAGTATTCAGCCCAGTATTATACAAGCAATTGGTAACTACTGCTGAACAACGTTACAACGCTAAGATCCGCACTATGGTTGTTCCAACAAGTTTGAGAACTACTATCAGTGATAACATTGTTAGTTCTAACACCAGTGTAAACCGTCGTAATGTTGAGCGTGGTGACACAATTCAAACATACGAAGGAGATTTTTCCTATACTTACGAAGTGTATGATTCTTGGATCATGGACCAGTCTGGTACAACTAACAGCATTTACTTCTTAAACGAAGACGTGCTACAGTGGGGTAGTTTACGTGACTTAGGTCCTAACAATGAAGTATTCAGTTCTGCTGATGCGTCATTAGACCAGTTCATCATGGAAGGTACGCTAATTGTTCGTAACCCAGCAGGCGTAGGCATGCTAAACAACATCACTACTGGTACTACAATCGTTACTACTCCTCGTAGTGCTAACCTAGTCCGTCGTGTAAACGCAGGTCCTGGTTCTACTTCCTAATTAATTTAGGATTTAGTAAATCAAGAAAAGGGTCTTTTGACCCTTTTCTATTCTTTGTTTGTTTAGATAGCATAAATAATACTATGAACGATATAAATCAACCCGAATATTTAGATGACACAGACCCGGAAAAGAATTTAGATTACTGGCGTCAAGATCATGGTGGAACTATTACCAATCACAATGGTATAGCCGATAGATTATTAAAAAACGACAAGTTATACAATGCCATGAAAGGCGATTGGACACGCAGTGATTACAATAAAACTGGTAATATCAAAGTTACCACAGGCCGTGAAGATGGCAAGTTTTATATTCAACGCGAACAAATGAATATACAAGCAGTCATTGAAGCAGTTAAAGACTACAGAACAATGGCTGAAAAAGGTGTAGCGGATCCACTGGGTCCATATATGCCTGATGGCACTATTGGTTGGAAGTGGATAGATTTACCCAAAGTAGTTGCTATTAAAATCAGTGATGATTATTTTGGTGGCATACCTTGGCATACACTCAAACATGATCGCACATTAAAAGCACAATTTTATAAAGTTGTGGAAACAGAATATCCTCAGTTCGTTTGCTATCCACATGGCCGACTACCAATTCCAGTTGATGTTCCATATCCTACAAAAGTAGGACAACAACGATTCTTTCAAGGACACTAAATTATGTTTGTAATACCCACAGCCGACGCTCTTATAACTTTTATTAAAGACTTTACCGGCAGCACCAATGATGAAGAAATAAAGAAATGTATTTTTATGGCAGAGATGTCAATGAGAAACATTGAACTGCCTGCACTACGCAGTGATCCTTATGCAGTAGAAAATATCGGCATAGCAGATTCTAATGGACGTATTGCTATTCCTGCAGATATGAACAAGCCAATTGTATTCTTTAGACAGGGTAATCAAATTACTACAACTGCTACTTGCACAGGCACCAGCGGTGCTTATACAATTACATTAGTATCAACTCCTGGACAAACTTTATCAACTGGTATGATTGTCAGCGGCACTGGTATTGCCACAGGTGCTACTATTACTAATCCTGGTGGTGGTGGCAGCGTAGTAACATTAAGTATAGCCAATACAGGCACAGTCACTGGTATAATAACATTTTCAACACCTGCTGGTTCAAACACTGGTAATGGTCCTTGGTTAGTCTATGACCGTATTGGTGATAGAGATATTATCAGTCAAGGCATGTTGGCACAACTATACATGCAACCATATAATGTACCGCAGGTTATTCGCGGTAAGTTCAGTGAAGTATACAACAAATATCAATTCTTACCTTTAATTGGACAAGGAACTGCTATCAATATGTATTACTACAGAGCATGGCCTTTATTGTTTAGTCCAATTGCAGATGCTGTAATTAGCACAA